CCTGCGGCACCTCTGTAATTGAGCAACCGTTGAGTTTTACGATTCCGTCAAAACAACTCATTTATTAAGAGTTAGTTGCGGTGTAACGTAAACTTCCATTGTTGCCAGTTAATCTGTCAGATGCTAAATAAGCATCACTTGGCACTTGCCATAATGCAAATCTCTTAGACATAATCAAAGAATATCCAGCTCCAAGCGTTGCAGATTCGTAACCAACTGTGGTTTCAGTAGGGCAGTCAATCTCTCTTAATTGAAAATCGATGTTTAACATACCTAATGTACCCTCACTTCCTGGCAGTTCAAATGGCATTGCCATGTTCCAAAAAGTAGATAAACCAAGTTGTTGAGCTCTAAATCCTTTGTAACGGTCTAATTCAACCATTCCAAATGTTCCAGGCATCAATACTGCAAATTGGTCTGCTCCCCAAGATGTACCTGAATAGATATCATGGTAGTAATCAATGTTACCCGCAGCCGCAGCGTTGTTTAACGTAGCGTATTGAGTCATCATTGGATTTAAAGATTGAACGTATGCAGAGTCAACTAAACCACTACCAACAACGATTGGTCTACCTTGACCCTCATTGCTTCTGTAATCAGTTAATACTTTTGTCCAACCCTCAGAAAAACTGTTAACTGTAGAGTCATTGTTGAAGTTAACGGTAACCGCAGTATTGTTTCCAGTTACTACGTTTTTACCCCAAGTAACTTGACCTAACAATGTTTGGTCAATCTTACCAACGAAACCATTCATAGCAGCCATTAAGCCTGCTAAGTGCTCTTGCATAAATGGAGTTGGTGCACCACCTATTGATACAGTTGCAGAAGCTTCATCGCAGTAACGTGCTATTGTTGCTTGGTCGAAGTGTAATCCGAATTTTACGATTGAAGTTGTATCAATAGTAATCTCATCATACGCTTGTACTAAGTCAATATCACAGTTGTCAGCGGTTGACATTTGTGCTGGTGTTGTACGTTGGTAGTATTTCAATCTTAAATCTTTAATGTGACCCGCAGTGTTTGCAAGTTGTAAAGAGTCAGCGATTGGTGTCGCGTTTGCGCCTTTCTCTAAGGCTGCGCGTAAAAATCCCGTAGGAGTAATCTTATGTTCTGGTGCGTTTTGTCCAATTATGAATTTCATATGTTGGAGCATCGCGGGGCAATAACCTAATGCCATGATATTTTAGTGTTTATTTCTGCCCGAAACCTTGCAATGCGATGTCTAAGTCGCTTAAAGCGTTGGCTGCCGCGGCAGATGGTTTAGATGAGCTTTGTGGGCTCTGTGTCGACTTTGGTGGCATACCGCCTCCATTGTCAGATACTTTCAAAAACTTGTTGTCGGCCAAGGCCATATCTGTGAGAGTGTCAAGGTCGAGTTCCTTTCCGTTGTCAAAGATAAGCATTTTATCATCATCTTTTGCAACTAATTTTAACTTACCATCAATTTTTTTTATTGCCGCACTTTTTTCAGCAAGTTTTTTATTTAAAAACTCACGCGCAATCTTAGATTCAACATCCAAACCAAACTGACCTGGCAACTTTTTAGATGAAATTATGCGGTTAATTTCCATCTCTGTAAACTCGCCATCATACTTTGCAACAATCGCATCAATAGCACTTTGCTTTTCAAATGCGGCATCGGTTGCGGCCTTAGAAAGTTGTGCACTTAGTTCGTTAATCTTACGTTCAAGTTCTGCTTTGTCGCCTTTGCCATCAATTTGCTTTGATTTTAATTCAGCAATCTTCTTAATTGCTACCTCAACTTTGTTATACGTGTTTGGGTCATCAGTAATCAGTTTGATAGTATCATCATCTGCACCGTTGTCTTTTAACCACGTTGAAACTTTATTGTTAAACGGATCAAGTGCCTCGGCTTTAAAATGTTTCTTAATGTCGATGTTATTCTTAGCCTCATTTGCACTCATAAGAGTTGTTAATGATTGGTCAACCTCATCAGGTATCTCGGCAACCAGTTCTTTGATGCCTATAAGTTGTCTGTATGTTTCAGAGTTAAGGTCGAAACCCGCTTTGGTAAGTAATTTTTTAATTGTATCAGCTAATATTGCCATTGTTTTTGTGTTTTAAATTATAATTAACGTGAGCCACCGCATCCTTTGCAGCCGCCTTTAGGTTTAGTTTGCTTTGCCATTATTTCTTTGGTTTAGTGGTTTCATTTTTAGCCTCTAACATCTCCATTAACTTAGCATTTTGCGCAATAAGCATCTCCATGATGTTTGTGTTTGCTGCATTCGGTTGCCCTTTGCGTGTCGGTGGGTAAAGAATAGCGTGTGCTTCGGCAACACCTAACTCTGCCGCTTGCTCGGTTGTCAATTCAACTTCCTCAACTTTGTACTTCTCGCGTTTTTCATTGCTTAAAGAACGCTTATAAGTTTCATGAAATTGTTTGTTTGTGCGGTTAAGAGGAAAGTAATTAACTTCGTTTCGCACGTTGGTAATCTTTAATAATTTAAATAGTGTCGGATTTGTTTCCATTTTATTATTGGGTTTAATTATTTATTTGCAAATGTAGCAATTATATTCTTAGGTACAAGCGATGCGGGTATCGGATATGCTTGGTGCCCGCAGTTATAACCACCGCGATAAGTTTGGAAGTTACTTGGGTTAGTGTCCTCAATCATTCCTTGCGGTAAGTCAGTGCGTGGATTGATTTCTCCTTGCATTTCTTTAAATTCTGCAAAGTTACCTTTGATAATCTTTGGCAGTTCGCTTCTGTGATAGTATTGCTTTTGCGTTAATGCCTTACAAAACGTTCGTGTTGTTTTTATATTACTGCCTACATAACGAAACCAATCCCACCCCAAATCCGCGCTTATAGCTTGGTTAACTGTTGCGTTGTATTGATTAATCGAATCAGTTGCAATCTGTTTTGTGTACTTAACTAATGCGCCATCAATCGTTGGTGTGCCATTGATGTAGTTGTTTAGTTCCTTTGATAACTTAGAGTAACTTCCACCCGTAGTTACATAGGTGTTAATCATTTCTCTTACCGGTGTGATAAGGTTTTGATTCAATCCCGATTCGGTTAACCCCTCCAACGTAACCGATATTGATTGTTGCCTTATTGCCTCAACTACTTTAGGCGGTTTGAATTTCTTTTCAATTGCTTTGTAATAAGAAAAGTTAAGCGCGTTTACCTTATCATAAAGCTTTGCAAACTTGGTTACACTTTCGCCATAATCGGAATCATCTAAAATGATTGTTTCTAAGTCGCTCTTAAGACTGGATAATAGTTTGATGTTCTTAACTGAGTTTGTAATCGTATCGCCTTGAACACCTAACTCACGTTGGAATTGTAACATCCTCCGATAGATTTGTTCTTGGATTTTTGGCATTGCCTCATTCCAAGTAATCAAACCATTGTCAATGGCGTTTAATGTTGCTTGTATTTCTTTATTCGCTTGCGCCATTATCTACAATAGTAGCACCAAATATCTGATTAAACAATATGTCCTTAGTGTTTATTTCTTTCAATTTCTCAACTGCAAATCCATTTAATACCGCTTGTTGCTTTGACTTATCTAATCGGTTGAATTCAGGATTCTCAGCGTATGCACGTTGCACGAAATCTTGAATGTATGTGCTTATAACTGCATCGGTTTTAGATAACATTTTATTGCTAACCAACAACGCTTTCTCCTCTTGCGTTTTACCACTCGCGGGGTCAAGGTTAAATGCATCACGTAACATATCTTGCATTGCAATGTCATTCGGGAAACGCTTAACGATATATTCCAACTCTTGCGCACTTAATACCGCATCGTTTAGACCGCTATCCTTAGCCGCTTTAATCTCTTCTAAGATAAGTTGACTGCCTAAGATATCAAATTGATTTGGAACAACGCAAACGGGCACCATTGACTTAATAGTTTCAACATCGTAAATCTCTTTATATCTCCACATCGCACATAACTCAGCAATGTTAGTCATTATTGTTCCCATATCAACAGCAACACCATAAAATGTGTTGTTTGTTTCATCTCTGTCGTAAGCCTTTGCAACACCACTTTGAGCAGCGGGTTGTGCCTCTAAAAACTGCATATTAATGGCAGCTAACGAACGATAACGCATTTCGTTTATGCGTTTATCCTGCAACTCTGCAATCTCTGTTTGTTTTTGAATGTAGCCCATCGGTGGAGTCGGTGCAGGCACTTCTCCCATCGTTGTTTTAGCAGGTCTTACACGTATAGTTTCGTATGGCGATGTCGGTATCTGCCCATCTTTACACTTACTATTAGTACATGGCACACGCTCTTGCTCTTTGGTAAACGTAAAGCCTTGACCGTTGCAACTTTTACATTGCTCATCCTGGTAAATCCAAACCGTTGAATGTATGTGCTGCGTAATCTCAGCACGCAAATCACTAAACTCAACCGTTGCCACGTTAAGCCAAGGTAACATAGCTTTTAATCTGCTTTGATATTCTCGGCCCAACTCCTCTTCCTCTTCTACAACACCACCAATTGTAAAGCCAGGGAATACACCTAAGCCATGCAATGTTTCCTCAACTAAATCAAACCCGTTACCTTTCTTTTTCTTGCGCCACTTTGACCAACTTATCTTATCAATCGAATAATACACATTGCCATTGTCATCATCCTTGTAAACTATTGAATTGCCCTCGTAATGATAAACAATGCTACTTGAATTGATTACGTAAGGTTTGGGCTTCTTATATTCAGTCGGCTCAGCTTGTTCCGCCCACACAATAATAACACCGTTGGCATCGATTGTATATTGTTTTAAGCCAACTTGAAAAGCCCAATTCATTAAAGATTTGGAAGCGGTAAAGTTTTTTGTGAGGTATGTTTTTAAATCCTCATCTTTGGCAATTCGTGGATATTGTGTGTCTGGAAACTTTAAAAAGAATCCATCCGCACGTTGTATTTTATTTAGTGCATTTAAAACGCGATCGTAAACTTCGCTAAACACCGCCTCATAAGTTTTTTTACGATACTCCTTGACAATTATGTGCTCGTTAGGTCTTACCTCATCGATTAATTTACGCGGATATTCTCCATCAGAATAGTATTGAAAGTTAACATATTCCTCATCCTCTATATGTGGATTACGTGCGACATCGGCAACGATATCGGCATCAATAATAATGTATTTGTTTTCGGTTTCCATTTAATAAGTATGGCGTTCTGGAGCCCATCTTCTTTTAGGCTGTTGTAAAAATTTATATCGCATATTCATTCTTAATGCATGAATTTGCACAAGGTTGTTATAGATTGTTAATTGCACTTCACTTATTCTGTTACCTCCAATAGATACACCACAATAGTCATCTTTTAAATCCTTTAATCGCATCGTTTTAGTTGAATCCATTGGCCAAAAAGTAGGGTGATACATTTCTTGATGGCAGTCAACACCTAACTGGCACATTGCAATCCATAACGGTAACTCATCGGGTATGCATCCTGCAAACTCAATGTTCTTTACACGTATGTTTTCAAAGTTTTCTACCCACTTTGCAAACAATGGATGGCCTTTTTTCCACCATATAAACTCGCTATGCACATTCCAAATCTTTTCAGTTGTAAATCCGAACGCCTCTTTTACTTCTAATAAGTTAGCCCATTGCTTTGAATCGGCAGTAATCTCATCACTATCATAGTTTTTAAACCCGCTATTCTTTACCGCGAAATCAATTCCTTTTAGTGATTCGATTACCTCGTTTATTTTATGATTGTTAATCATAATCACATCGGCATCAATAAACAACGTATAGTCATAGGGTGTTAACTCATCCATGTGCGCCTTTGCTTTGATGTAACAAGTTTCGTTATCGGCAAGTGTGTAACAATATGGCGGGATTTCTTTTATCTCGGTAAACAATGCTTTGTAGTCTTCATCTAAACGCGTGATAGTATCGGCTTGCGTTACTAATGTTATAGGTAAGTCACAACCGTTTGCACGCAATGACATTGCAAGGTTTGCAGCCATGCACCCATAGTTTTTATGGCCGATTCCGATTAAAATTATTCCAGTTGTCATTCGCAGTTAGAGTTAAAGTTGTTAAATGGCGTTTCAAAGATAGTAAAATCTGAGCTCCAAATGTTTACGTTCTGCATTATTTCGGGATAATTATTGTTATACTCATCCTCAAATCGTGCTTGTATTTGAGTTGTAAAGTTTTCGGGTGTAAAGTAAATGCCATCGTGATTCAATGCAATTACTAAATTTTGATGCACTTCCTCTGGCACCTCATCGACATAACCTTTATATCTCTTTGCCAATCGGGCCGATAATAGTTGGCGGCTTCCATCTGGTCGAACATAAACAGTTTTGTCGCTGCTAATGTTTGGCTCTTTAAAGTATAATGGTAAGCGGATATAGTTAGTTGTAGGTATAAGCAATGGTGGTGCAGGAGGTGGATTAATAACAACAACCGCAGTCCTATAATAAAAACCAAATGCGTTTGATGTGTTTGTGTATGCAAGTTTAGTGGTTAAGCATTTATCATTAACCTTTTTAAAACATTGATTAGATATAAAAGTAGGTGTTCTTACATCGGGAACATCAACATCTAATTGTAAAGTAAAACAATCGCCATCGAAAGTATTATCAAGTAAATTAGATAACACAAACGAAAAATAAATATTGTAAATTGGCACTCCACTTTGAGTTCCATTACTTACAATGCTTATTATTACATCATTTAAAGTTACACTTGTTCCATCCGCCATAACTTTAAAAACTGTTATGCTACTTATAGCACCACTTGATACTATTTGCGTTTGAAATGCAACATCGCCAACTTCATAAATAGGATAGCAAAAGTCCTTTTGTATTCCGCATTCTGTATCGGTAATATATTCGCTTCGGCCGACATCTGTGCCAAGGTCATAAAAGGTTACAAAACTATTTGGGATGTTTAATATTGATACTGGCATTTTATCTTCTTATTAAAAGTTTAAATTCTGCTAATCCCTCGTTTGGATCGTGATTGATTTCAACAATGTTACCAATGTAGTAAGTGTCTGAGCATCTAAAACGAATTGCACCATAAGGATTTACTTTAACATCTTCAAAGTCTGCCATCGAAAACGGAGCAGTAAAGGTCACATATTCAGTTTTCCAAATTGGTGTAGTGTAATATGAATTATCAAAATCTGCGGTGCTTATTGTTTCGTTTTCTGAAATAACACTTCCCTCAATAGGGCAGTAAGTAGTCATTTGCCCCTCAGCAATATAGTTACCAGTGCCGCTTGTGAATATTAATTCCTCATTTGCCACCGTTGGTTGTGCTGCAACAATAGATTTAAACCACCTCATTAAGTTACGCAAAGGTGTTAATACGTAGTTCATTCGTGTAGTTGGAGAATAGATATTTGCAGCACCATTGTCAATGCCTCTGTAAGCATATAAGTTGCCCTCAATAACATTAGCATTAACAATAAACAAGTCATCATCATAACGCCAATCACTTGTGCCCGTTTCGGCTTGGTTTTTTCTGCGTGTTATTTCAATCGTATAACCAGCACTTATGATGTCAGACATTAAGTCTAACTCGGTTGGATTTGAGTCAATGTTTCTGCGATATTGTCGCTCTGTATTCATTTCATCAAGCCCGTTAAACTCTTCGGCTTCCCACTTGTTATAGCCAACCATTATCGTTCCGTAAATCAAATCTTTTGCGGTTGTGAATATAGCCTTGTCAACCAACCCGACATCGACAACAATTGTTGACTTATAAAACTCTTCAATACGTGCAATCTTTAATTCGGTTTCGTTATTGTCAAACCCCCAACCGATGTTAAATATTTTGCGACATTGCTCAAATAAATACTCGTATGATACAAATAATTTTGGAACACTTGGCTCAGTTACTTGGCGAATAAATGAACCCTTAGTTATTTGATAAAAGTCTAAACAACTTTTTAGCTCAGCCTCAACTACTAACAATGGACAATCTGTGTCCATGTATGCAGTCGGTAAGAACTCTAACAACTCTGGCAAATAAACTGATGTGGCAACTGATGCAGGGTTAGTGCTATTTGCTTCCATATTGAAATAGTTAACACCACCACCATCATAATCGACACTTACATCAAATGTATCAAGACCTGAAGTTGTTGTTTTTACAATATCAATGTTAAAATAATAACTTATTTGCTGCAAAACAAACGATGGGTTTGTAACTGTCCCTGAAAATGTTACATCAAAAGATACAACTAATGGTGTATTTGCAGCTATTGAGCCTGTTGCAATGTATGTGCTTCCTAAGATTGACAAAAGTTCAAAGTTTGATGCTTTTTCTGCAAAAAGATAAAGGTCAAAGTCTGCATCGTAACTGCAAGTTATTGTCATTGTTCCTTTGCATCGCCATGTAACATCTATTGTAGTAACAATATTTTCAGATGTTGTTGCTTCGTAAAACGATAAATTTTGATAGCCTAAATATTGATTAGGGGCCATTGGCCAAACTAATATATTAGATTGTGCATTGTTAATATAAATAAGTGATGGAGATACATTTGAAATGTTGCTATCTCCAAACTCCATTATCGGATTATTAGGCAAATAAACTGGAAAGTAGTAGTATCTATTAGCAGGAGATATACCAATATTGTCATCATGGTGTCCACTCCAATTTGCACCATCTTTATTGTTTGCAGTATTCTGCAAAAAGATATCTTGCCCCTCAATGTTTAATACCCTTAACAATGGTGGTGTTATTGCCTGCCCATCAAAGTTAGTTGTTGCCTCAATGTCAACATCTTGACCCATTCTACTCATAAACACATCGGTGCACTTAGATGCGGTTACGCTAATTTTAATAAAGCAATAGTCAGCACATTGCCTTTCAAATGTATTAAAATCAAATGCACCAATAAAGTAGTTTGTATAGCCATCGCCCTCGGCACACTCGTAATCGATTTGCACCTGGTATTGACCGTTAGCGCCATTCGTTTGATACTCTGTGTAAAGCAAATCGTAAGCCTCACCAACCCATTCAAATGAATCAGTTGAGATGTTTATATTGATGCCATGATGCACAATGTTACGCGTTAAGTTGCCACCAATACCATTCCAACCAACTGGCGATTCAACAACCGTTGAAACACTTGAACTGTCTATTAATGTGAATTTCCAATTCATGCTTTGTATCTCATTTTTTTGTTTTTAAATTCAACGCGGCTATTTTCTTTCAATAAAAAAGTTGTTAATCCTTGCTCATCAATATTGACATTAAGATTTGATTTGTGCTTGGCCATTATGCGGTCTAACTTATCGTAGTTAATTCCATCACTACTTGCACTTTGTTTGGTTTGAAATTGTGCGGCAAGGTCGAATGTTCCGTTCGCTAATGCAGTTAAGATGTTGTTTGCGAATGTAGGCTCAACCTCACCGCTATTAAGCACCTTTAACGAGGGCAAATAGTCGGAAGTTGATTGTCTATTGATTACGTATTCACCGCGCTCAGCCTCAATCAATGTGCCTCCACTTGAATGCAGTTGACCGCCTACCATACCACCATCGGCAAACTTTGGCGGTTGTGCGTTTTGAATTACTGCTATTTGTGCGCCCGTTGCTATGGCTGCGGCTGCTAACGATGCTATGGTTGCAGGACTTAATGGCCCGCCTGGAACTGTTGCAAGTATGTTACCAATTGCTAAAGCTCCATTGATTATTGCTTGCATTGTTGCCGCTTGTTTTTGTGCCTCCCAAGCGCGTGTTTTGATTTCGGCTTCTTGTTGTGCGTATCTTTCCTCAATTTGCAATCGTTGTGCATCTGTTAGATTCTTGTTTGCCAACTCGGCATCTTTACGCTCACTAAGTGATTCTAATATCGATGCGGTTTCGGCATCTCTATTTTGTTGGTTGATTGTGAAGATGGTGTCGGAAAGAGTTTGTGCTGAGGAAAGTGCTAACTCGGTATAGGCTTTAATTGACTCTTCTCTTCTTGCTTTGTTTTTTCTTTCTTGCTCATCTAAAAAAGCATCTTCAACATCAAAGTATTTTTGCCACCAATCTAAGTTAGCCTCTAACTTTATTTCATTTGCTTCATTAAACGCTTCTATATCGGTTTCACTACGTTTGTTAAATGATTCCTCATAAACACGTTGTGAATCATTAAGGTTTGCAATTTCTAATTTCTTTTCATTTGCAGTTAATGAACTGTCAAGTCTTACTTGGTCTTGTTTTAGTTTTGTTATTGCAGCATAATAACCCATCTTAGCATCCAAATCGTTTGTTTTACGCATCAATAATTCATTTGCTGCTATCTCATCACGTATCTGTCTAAGTTGCGCTTGTAATGCTTTATCGTTAGCAATTTTTTTATCTTGTGCTAACTTTTCTTGATGGGCTTTCGCTGCTTCTGCTTCTTGCTTTGCAAACTTATCTCTAATTTTTTGTTCGTTAAAAAGAAATAACTCATTCTCAACTTCATAAGCTTTATGATATGCGGTTTGTGATAATTCACCATTTCTAAATTTCTTAATTAATTCATTTATCTCAGTGTCATGCGCTTGCTTATTTATTAACAACTCTTTGTCTAAACCATCTTTAAGCATTTGTAATCTTTTATCTCGAGCTTTTAAATATGCTTCTGCATCTCCAGATAAAGCCCTATCCATATTTTTAGCACTTTCACTGGTATCATCCATTGTGCTAATTAAATATGCTAATCCTGCAATTAAAACACTTATGCCAGCTGTTGCCATAACCATTGATGCTGATATAGTCACACCTAAAATACGACTACTAACCGCAGCCGCCTTTTGTGCCCCATCCAACACCATTGTTCTCAATGCACCCTCAGTTGTGGCTATGCTTGCTAACTCTTGAACACCTTGCAACAATGCCATTGCTCCTTGTACTTGCGCTAATGTTTTAGTTAACTTCTCATTCTCGCCTCCAAATAATGCCGCAGCACCCGCAGCAACCGAAGCCGCTGCCGCTATACCTCTAAATGCAGTAACAACCGCATCAATTCGCTTTGTATCGCTCGCTAATGCCTTAACCTTATCGTTGACATCTCCAAGTTCATCGGTTAATTCTGCGGCGCGTTTTGTGGCTTCTTTCATTTCTTTTGCACCTAATGAACCACTTGCAATTTGCGCCTTTAATTCTTTCAATTCAGCTTTCATTGATTTGAAGCCACCACCCGCTTGCTTGGTTTCTTTGGTGACCTCAGCTAAATGGTCTGCAAATCCCTCCATAACTCCGCCTTGAATTTCAGCCATAAGCCCATCGACCTCGTTGGACAATTTGCCCATTTCGGTGGTGGATTTATTTAAGTTTTGAATGAATTCCTTTTGCTCATTGTTGACCTGAGCAAATGCAGCAGCATCTTCTTTGCTTATCTTACCAAGTAATTCAAGTTGCTTTATAGCAGGCTCAAGTCCTGATGTGTCTGCAACGAATTTAATTATTACATTTTCCAACTGCCATTACTTTTTAGGCGTTTTTGGTTGTGGCTTCTTTGCCTCATTAGCAAAGAAAAAGAAATCCCACAAATTTAGTAAATTAATTTGATAATTCGCGGGTAAATATTTTAATACGGTAATCTTTAATCTTTCTCGGCTTGCAATTCCATCCCTAATGTCTGTAACGAAAGAATATCCTGTTGAATCTGCTCGACTTTTTCCACTATCGCCAAATACGTCAGGGAAGTGTCGCCTGACTTCGCTAAAAACGGAATTAATTTCTTTATTGGCATTGACAAAAAAAAACTATCGCCCGCGTTTTCTTTCCAGTTCTTTATCTTCTTTTCATTAGCCTTAAAGTCATAACGTGTCAATGGCTCACTTTTATCTACAAATGCAACCGAAGCAACCTTATAGATAATATCCTTGCTTATAATGAAGTTACAACGTTCCTCGAATCGCATCTGCAGTTTGATTATCTCGTTGAGGTTTATTTTCTTTGGATCGGATAACAACTTGCTCATTGCTGCGTTATAATTCTTAATGTAATCGTTAGTAACTCCGTTCTGCATTTCTTGGTAAAATGTCAACGCTTCTAACCCACGCTCATAAGGTAAGTTATTTTTATCGACAAACTCAAAGTAGTCAACGCCTCCGCACTTGAACGCGAATTCAAGCGGGAATTCAGATTTATAAGTTGGTGGTAAGTTCTTGAATAGGTTTCGGAAGTTCATTGTTGTGTGTGTATTGTTTAGTTCTTAGATTAATTATTACTTTATTGTCTACTTTGTTATACGTGCGCTTCTTTGCGCTGCCTCCACATCCGCACGTTTGACCAGTGTAGGTGTAGCCAAGTGATAGTAGAAACTTATGTGCATCTTCAATCTCCATGGTAATACATTTTAGATGTTAACGCGTTTAATCCACATAGGATAAGTAAGTAAGGTATCAAGTGTAAGTCGGTTACAAAATATAACCAACCTATTAAACCCCAAACCGAAGCCATACATGGCGGGCAATCGAACAATGGTTTGCTCCAATAGTCACCGATGTAAAGGCGGATATAGTTTGCTACTTGTTCTAATAACATACCCTCACGCGTTAGGCAGTGAACACCTAAACAAGCGAGGCTATTCAGGACAAGGACAAGGGATAATGGCAATAGTATCATCTTCAGTTATGTTTATGAAGTTAAGTGTAATCGATGAATAAACTGTCCCACAAATATCAAAGGTTGTGACATCGCAGCCGCTAAGAATTTCAACCTTAACGATGCCAGTGCCGATGTTCCAGAATCCGTTGTTGTTCATTTCAATTACTGCATCGTATAGGCCGCTTGTTACATCTTTTTTAAGCACCCATCCATTTGAATAGGTAAACTTAATAACGTAGTTAGTATCGTTTGTGAATGTCGGTGAACTGAATTCTAATGTTTCAGCGCAGCCGCTAATGTCTTGGGTGTAGCTTGTTAGGCAGTTAAGTATACTCATGGTTTATTTTTTTATTCCGTAAAAATACAAATCTTGTGGGAAGTCTATACGTGTTTTAAATTTATAATTTGAAAATATCGCATCGCAATCTAACACACTGCGAATATCTGCCTCGCTTAAGTTGCGATAGTAGTCATTAGTAAACGGGCTATCCTTTGGCGATGTGCGCTTTGTTCCATGCTCTGGTCTTCCTGGCGCGGCACAACTAAATAAAAACAAACCGCCATCTTTTAGTAAATTGTTAATCACATTATTTAACGTTTGTTGCCAATGCTCATCATGCTCAAAGCATTCAGTTGAAATAACCACATCAAATAAATCATCAGACTTAAACAAGTGACCGCTGCAAACTACATCAACATTCTTGCCCTCTCCGATATCGATGCCAGTGTAGTTGCATTGCTCAAATAAGTAACGGTTGTTGCCATTAATGTCAAGTGAGCCAATGTCTAACACGCTTGTGCCGACAAAGTATTCATCGTGCGCGTATTTTACAAGCTCACACCATTCTCTTTGTTCTCTGTGTGCCATTACTTTTTATATTTAGTTAAGAAAGTTTGATTATCATTCAACTGAATCATTCCAAATTCGGGCAGTTGTGTAGTTGTGCTAATCTCGGATTGAATACTTAATCCATGCAACTCGTAAGGCGTTGAATTTTGCGCTAACCAGTCATCGCCATTTGCAATCAATAAGTCTTCGGGTATAGCAACATACTTAGATTTATGCATCAACATCATACAACCCCATCCGTATGGGCGTTGTTTCATTGATTTCAAATGTATGTTAGCATCCTTTTTCAATTGATAGTTTTCAAAGGCCATTCCGATAACGCCAACGTGCTGCAAACTGTCATCGAATATCGATAAGAATGCAGGATTAAAGTTTATGTCATCGTTGCATATTAAGATGTTATCATACTTAGCGCGCTCAACTCCGTAATTCCACGAGGGGTTTACGTAAATGTTTTCAGCCATTAGGTGAATGTCATACTTAGCGCTTAGTGGTAACGGTCTGTATTCAGTGGGGTCATTGTCAATAATGATAACTTCACCGACAAATTCAGAAGCGCAAAGGTCTTCAACAAGCTTTATGATGCGTGGACTTCTCCACATCGTAGGTATAATTACGCTAAACATTTGACAAATATATGAAATTTTTTAAATAAGTGTTACATGCATATCGAAATGTGTCTAATGCATCGGCTTGTTGTGTAGGGTCGTTTCGGTCTGTTTTCTTTATTGTCCCATCGGGCAACACCGCAACGTTTTCCAAATCGAATTGCAAGCCCTTAGTAAATTGTGGGTCAAGTTCGACATTGCCACGTGCAAGTAGTGAGTTGACTAACATTCGGTTGTCTTCAAGTGATGGGTTAACACTTGGCACTAACATTTGATTGTTGCTTAGGTTAAACTTCTGGCGAATGACAACGTAATAGTTGAGGTTATCCTGCACTAATGCACTCGATGACTTGCCTGAAGCATCGCCAGTTACTTGGTAAAGTGCATTGCCATACTTGCTTTTAATAACATCGCATAGTTGATAGATGTCGCTATTGGCTAACTTAATCGTTTCCTTAACTCTTATCGTTGATGGTGGCATAACTTGAAGCACTGAGCAACATATTGGATTACGGTTAAAGTCAAACGAAAGTATGATGGGCAGTTGTTTATTAAGTTCAACGGGCTTCAAGTGTTTAGTCGAATCGTAAGCATAAGCCCAACGATTGCCATCCATATCAAAGTTAGTCCAATCGCCACCGATAAACTGCCTCTTATAACGCTCATCCATACGTGACCACACCTTGCGTTGCTCCTCAGTTACAAAAGCATTGTCATCGGGTAAAGCAAGTTGATAGTAAAACTCTGGCCCTAATTCGCCTTTAAGATACGGGATGTGTATTTCATCTTTAATCCACGTTTGCGTTGGGTTGAATGTTGCTAATATCAAAGGTGTGGGCATCTTATCAATGTACCAGGAGCCAACGCGTGAGCTTCCGATATTCCATAACTTCTTACTTAACTCTTCAATTTGCTCAAAATATATTCCGTTTGTTTCAAGGCCTAAAAACGCGTTAAGTTCGGGGTCATGGCTTATGTTCTCAGCCATAAAGAATATCTTTGATTTGGTCTTAGTGTTCTCTAAGAAGTAGTTTGACTTATCGCGCGACCATCTAAAGTGTGCTGAGCCATCGATTATCTTTTCAAAGGTAGGTATGATTGTCTTTACTAACTTAGGGAAGTCGGAACGGATTACATGCCACTTACTGTTTGGGTACATTGAAGCCAAACGCAAACAGATCGTGGCACAAATAAATGACTTGCCACCACGAATAGCGCCACCATAAAGCAAGTTGCGCTTCTCTGTTGCGCCTTGTGCCGCTGCCATTGCCTGAATATAGAAATCGTATTGCTTCGGGTTGGCTTGTAAGTCAACGTTCATTAAATTTCAATCTTAGTGCCATCAGGCATCGTGACCGTTGATGGTGGTCGCGTGTCGGTGATGGTTGTTTCGGTTTTAGTTATTTGCTCCTCAATGCCATTGTTTAATGTATCAATTGCCTTAGCATTGCCCATCTTTGCGTTGTTAAATAAACTATCGACATACTCCTCAAGGTTGTTTGAGCCCGTTAACTTTTCGATAATTTTTTGAGTCAATAACCTTTCAGCGCGCCTTGCCTCCCACCCTTTGCTCTTAGCTTCGGGGCTTGGTTGGTTATCTTTACTAAACTTAACACCCTCATCTCCTTTAAAGGGTTTAATAGGTCGTTTTTTACTCGTTTTATCGCCCGTTTTCATAGCACAAAGATAAGAATTATTTTAATATGCTCAATAAATCAGTTTGCAGTTGCTCAAACGATGTAGCTACAATGTAATAACCACCATCGGATTCGATTGCTGCTTTTCGTTTAAGTTGTGCTTCTCCCATTCGGTCGGTTTGTGACTTTACCTCAATGGCAAATAATTTACCTCTTAATATGCACTGTATGTCCTCCATACCTTTGTTAAGACCTGCAATGTAACCAATGCCTTTTCGATATCTACCCTCACTACTTATTCGCCTTGCACTATTGCAGCTATGTACTGCTTTAAGGTAGGCAATAATCAAATCGGTAAACTTATTGGTGTTAAAAGCATCTTTGGTTTCTTTCGGTTGTAGGATATTGTTTACTGGCAAGTCTAAATGGTTTGTCGTGAGCTCGGCTTTTCGCTTCTTAACGATTTTCTTTTTGTTCAGGTTAAATCGTTCAATCGGTAATGTTTGCCAAAACGCTTGGGCCATGTTTGACCGTTTGTATTGGTTGTGGTAATAAAGTTCGAATTCGGGGATTGTGTAGATTGTCATATTGATTACTATTACTTATTAATTACTTAAAAATTACCAAAAAATTACCAAGCGTATTCCTTACTACCATTGCTTTATATTATTATTATTATTAAAAAGTAATAAAGTAATAGAGAAATACAACATTTATACGTTTTTTGTTTTTGATATGTTTTTGCCATAGCTTTTGGATTATTACCGATATTTATTACTTTGTTGATTTTCAGCATATTAAATAGTAATTAGTAATTTTAGTAATATTACTACGCAAACCTTGGCATCTCTTCATTAGGGTCATCAACTGAATCGTTTTGTTTATTAACTACTTTATTTTTAATATGATACGGATTTTTAAATAGAAAAGGAAGTCCAGTTTTGCTCACTTGTGGATAGTTCTCATTTGGAAATCCTTTATACTTTTTATTTTTTAAACATAAGATTTTCATTTCATCATTTATAACTTTACGAATATAAGACATTGTAATTTGATTATTAGTATTAAACCATTTTTCCTTAACATCCCTCGCAGTTACTTCAATAAATTCTATGCCATCATTATTCATAAAGAAATCCTCAAAATTCATTTCTATTTCTTTTCTCAATGTTGATTTGCTTTCCTCCATTACAGCGTGTAAAGATTCGGTTTGTATTTCATCTTTGGTAAAAACCATACGCGATTTGCTGAAGTCTATTGCAGGAAGTTGCATAAGATATTTAAGAAACTTTGGAATCTCGTTAAACAAATCGTTTTCAATGTTAGTGTTTTTTTTGCCTTTAATAAGTTTAATTTTTCGCACCCAAAAACGAATTTCCTCTTCATCAATTCGCATAAAGTCGGATTCTTTGTTGGTGCAAAAAATAACTTTGCCAAAAAATGGCACACTATAATGACTAACAAACTTTTGTGAAACCGACATTGTTTTGGCAGTTGCAATTGATTTTAACTTTTCAATTGCGTGTTGTTTATCGATGGTCGTTTCATCAATCATAATAATGTTTTTTGTCGCGTAAGCATCATTAAAGTTACTTGTAAGGTCACTTGGGTTAATAAGTGTAGTATTTTCTCCAAACAACATTTGAATCCAATTTAAGAAAGTTGTTTTACCCGTTTCGCGTTCGGTTGAAACCAAAGCTAATACTGGCAATATTTGGCGCGGATATTCATAAAGGATTTTCATATACTTCAAACCAAGCTCCCATTGCTCACCAAAAATGTGGTGTATCAATCCCATAGTTACGGGTATATCGTTTTGGTTAACCTCATCAATAACGAATTTATGCGAAAACTTTGCGTAAAGGTTATAACAGTTGTTAAGCACTGGAGTATATTCGACATTGTCGGGGTAAATAGTAAAGTCATCAAACTTGTAAATCATTCCGAGTAATTGTTTGCCATGGTCTTGTTTTATTTCATCTTTTTTCCAAGGTTTTAACAAAGTGTTTTCAGATTTGTATCTGTCTTTTTTGGCTATAACTTTAAAGTAATCAGTTCCCACCCTAATATAAGGTATATCGGATTTCATAATTTCAAAGTTGACATAAGACATTGCAGCGAATGAATCTCCTTGGAATTTAACTGCAGCTAAAACCATAAATTTAGAAACCTTGGCCCCAACACCAAGTCGGTAACTATTTTTTTTCATCACATCAATAGTGTTTAACTTATTGAGAATGAAAGTCGGTTTGTTAAGTTCCTGCGGATCTAAACTATCGGGATTAAGTAGGCATACTTCGGTTTCGGATTTTACGTTGCATTGTTTGATGCCCTCGAATATTGACACGAATGAGCCAAAGAAGTTGAAGTAGTCCACCGCGTTAAGTAGCGGGTTTGATTCGGGTTTTTTAAATTTGTCGCTCATGCTTTGTTTAGATAAGTTGGTTGTGTAATTCCTTTGTTAATCATTTCTTTTGCAGTTTGTTTGTATATTGATGCCTTTTGCGATAGATAACAGTTGCCATCAATCATTTGCTCCATCACACAAATAGCATGTTGTTGGTCAATATAACCAGCACCAACATAACCACCCATTAAGTAAGCTGCGGCCCTCAATTGTGGATGTCCTGAATCAACAATTACGTTTATTTTTTTTGCAATAATACGTTCAATTGT